TTCCCGTTGCCGTCATAGGTGTAGGTGAATGTCGCAACCTCACTGCCACCAATTTCGATGTTTCCGCTCGTTACGTTTCCATTGGCATCATAGGTATAATTTATGTCGGAGTCGTTGATCGGAATAACCCCGTTCAGGAAATGCCGCCGCAACCATGAAAAGTTTTCATTCATCCCTGGAATGTCGGTTGCCAGTTCGTTCGATAGTACCGGAATATTTTCATTATAAGCCATCTTAAATCCCCTTCACTTCCCAATTTATGGTTCCGGCCATGGGGTTGCCGGTTTCGTCAAAAACAGAAATCGTCATGTCGGTCAAAGTCAGGTTGCCGCAGATCGCAAAGCCTGGAGAGGTTCCAAGCAGGTCGGCCTTTGTTCGGTTGATCGCGTGGAAAGTCTGCGTGAATTGTACCGTTGCAACCCCGGAGCTGTCAACGTTAACTGTCCCGTAATCAATAACCGGCATCGCCGAAGAATGGATCGTTACCGGTTCTCCGACTATCCAGAACGAACTTTCGTCCGTCACACCCCAGGTGAACCGGGCCTTGACATACCGGGCTGTTGTTGTGATCTGTTCAGTTTCGTCGTATTCGGTCCAATTTGTGCCATCTTCCGACAGGTAATATTTCGTTGTCAGGGTTGCCCCGGCCCCGTCTCCCACAAGTTCGTTCTTGTAGGTCATTTTGAAATCAGCCGTCATGTTGAAACCGAAATCAACAGGGTCAGTCTCCAGCCATTTCGCTTCCGGATCAAGCGGGATATTGACCCACCGGTTGCCCGGGGAGTCGGTCCATGTCGGGCCGCCAGAGAACCTGTCATTCCAGGTTGCATGCCTGTCAATCATGGGAAAGGCAACATCGTTTGCTGTATTGCCCGGGTAAACAATGGTGTTTTCCGACTGCGCCCCGGTCAGCTCGAGCCGGACGATCGTTGAAAAGCCAAGATCAGGGGTCAGGGCCACATCGACCTCGACCGTCAGGGGAGCAGTCATTCTGTGGGAATTATCAACACCCCGGACTATGTATTGCCAGGTTCCTTGTGGGCACTGCGGATCAGGATAACTCAGGGAGTCGATCACCGCAACTTCCTGGCTGTTATCCCAGGTGTCGCCCGGAGCCCCCCGACGCAGTTCGTACCGGGCAATATCAGCATCGAAAGCCCGGTCCCAAAACAAAATTACTGTGTCACCGGCAATCTCAGCTCGCAAAGTTGCGCCGGAAATCCACTGTGGATTGTCTGGCTTGCCTTGGATGTAAAGCGTCTGTGAAATATAGTTTGACTTTTGACCATACCGGTTAAGCGCCCGCACCCGGATTTCCATTTGCACTTGTCGGCTTGTGGTCCACAGGGCAACCTCGGTGTCGTCCGTAACGGCATAAACGACGAAGTCAGACAGGTCATCGGTCTTATAGCTTACCTCGTAGCCAGACAGCCAGGGCGAAGGAGAAGGATGCCAAACACAGGCGATATAGCTTGCATAGGTGCTGTCAATAGCTTCAAGGGCATATTCGATGGTTGACAGGTTCGTAGGTGGTTCGGGCAGATCAAACGGCAAAGGCAGGTCCGCTTCCGGCAGGGGATCGTAAGCCGCTGCTGTCTCGGAGAAAATGCTTTCGTCATATTCTATGGCAGTGATCTTCTGACCCGAAATGTCGGTGACGTAAAAATCAACATCAACCATGCCAAACATGGAATGCGACAGGGTGAAGCGATCGAACCTTTCAAGCCCCTTTGTGTCGTGAGTTTCAAAAACAACCCGCAAGTCCAGTATGCGTTTATTCAGCTCAAAGACGCAAACCCGGTTGACCTGGCTGAACAGGGAGCAACCGGTTAAGTCGATATTTGACGTAGCCAGCGGTTCCAGCCCATTTTTTACGGCTTCTGTTTCAAGGGTGAGTTCATCTTCCTGCGCAGTGTCATAGCGGTAATATGTCGCCCTGATCTGATTGAACACTTCCCGCCGTTTCGGTCTTTGGATTGTCAGGTTGGAAACTTCTTTTTCCGTGAATGCAGCAACCGAATTACGAGGCGCATGGACGAAGAATTTGTAGACACCTTCCGAGTAGATGCGCTCCCCGCAAAAGTGCGTCAGCATGTATTTTATGGCTCTGCTTACCGTAGTTGCCGACTGGATGAAATAATTCAGTTCAAACCGCTTCTCACCATTGACAAGTTCCTCGCAAACGTTTGCGGCTGCGATCGCCGATGTGAAGTCAATCCGTTCATCTGGTATGCCCCCACCATATCGCCGGGAACGCATCAGATCCACAAGACAAAGCACCGGATTCGTGGTGTAAACCCCGGCCCGACCACCCCGGAAATCCTCCACCAGCTTTCCCCGGACCCAGGCCGACAGGGTAGGCAGACCACTGAACTTTTCATCAGCAAGAAACCAGGCACTGACCCATGCCGTACCCGCAAGGTTGTCGGTCCAGTCGGGATTGACAAGTTGCATATCAGTGTCAACCGGCTGATCCAGGCTGCCTGTGTAGGGCGTGAGCCCATAGAGCCCATCATATTCAGTCGCAGGGATGTCATCGATGAAAAATTCATCAAAGCCCCCGATCGGCCCTTCCATGAAAATATAGGCAATGTAGATCTTATCGCCGATCGTACCGACGGGAACCGGCTTTCCTTCAACTTTCTTCCGGCCGTAAAGCAAGGGGATCATGGTTGTGCGGTCGAACCGCAACTCTTCATAGTCCGCTGGCTTGCTGGGGGCCGGTGCCGGTGCCGGAGCTGGAGGTGGTGCCGGAGGCTTGAAGGGATTATAGCACTTAACCGGGGTCCCCACATAGACCTTGTCTGTCGGCGGTGTGATCGTTGCCATTAGTCGCCCACCTGGATAATTTCTATCCCCTCAATTGCATATCTGCGCCATTTTTCAAGGGGGGCGCTCAATTTATCATCCGCGAAAATGCAGTTCGGGACCCGCAAGCAACCATTTCCTGAAAGGGTCAACACTGCACCATCAGCCGGGGCTGTTACGAAATGAATGGTGTCCTGGCCGTCCGGGGCAGTCCTGTTTTCAACTGAATAATCATAAACCGTCACACCATCAAGTTTGACAACCACCTCAGTCAAGTCCCGCCAGTTCTCCACCACGAAAGAAACCGTGGTGCCGTCACCCGTCCCGAACTGGTGTTCCGTGACAACGGATGGAACGAAATCATAAAAGGTGAATGCCTCCCAGGATCCATACCGTGCACGAAAAAAGTTTATCAATTCCTGCTTTCGGGAATATTCCAACCTGGCTGAATACCCAAGCTCGATCCGGTAGCGGGGTTGCGACCGCCGCCGCCGCCTTTGTGTGAAATCCCCGTCTGTCGGCCCCAGCTTTTCCGTCCAGTAGACCGGCTCAAGTGAATAGCCCCAATCGGGCTTTATCTCTGGATAAATTGCCATCGTCAGCCCTCAACCTTGTAGACTCTCCCGCCCCACACAAACTTTTTGCCCGGGGGAGGGATAAAGCGGAACCCAGCGAACCTTGGGGGATTCCGACAAGTTTCCTTCGTTTTCATGCAAGGGGCATCCGGGCCGGTGTAGCCGCAGGAGGGGAAGCCGAACCCGAACCCGCAAGCAGGCATAAGCCGCCGCCGTGGTGTGGGAGCATCAGCCTCGATCCTGCTAACCCCAACAGGCAGGACCGCCCATCCCAGGTTGATATAGGGCCCATCGATCACACCATCAAAAACTATTTCATGTCCGGCAATAGTAAAATCATCCTGAAAAAAGATTTCCAGCAAGGCACAACGCTTGCCATTCAACTGGTGGTTGAACAGGAGACTTGAAAAAACATCGCTGGTATTGCCGATTTTTAGCGTCCCGCCACTTTCCTGTTTCAGCTTCGGTTTTTCGATCGGGAACCCGGGCTGATAAACATCACCATCGATGGTCAACTCTTCGTTCCAGTCGGTGACGTTGATCGCACCTTCAATTCGGATCGCATGGCAAAAGGTTGTTGCAGCTGATTGCCTTTCAGCTATAAATTCCGGGGTCAGTGTTTTCATACCGGGGTAACCACATATTCGGTTTCAACATCGTTGCCAACAACATCAAGGTCAACAGCAATGTCAAGGTTGACGTTCGGGTGCAGTTCGTTGATCGCCTTTGTTATGCTGTCAATGCTTTCCTGCACCCCGATCTTGAAATCTTCCAAAGTCTTTAGAACCGAAGCATTAAAATCTTCGGGACTAAAAGCTTCCGTCAAATCATCCCTTAAGCCCGTTCCGAGCTCTTCAAGGTCAATACTTTCGAAGCCATCCTCAATTAGTTTGGCAAAATCACTATCAGCGAACTTGTCCTGCAATGCTTTTAATTGGGCTTCATAGACACTTTCGGCCATGCCTTCGGCATATTTTTCGTTCAGGGCATCAAGTTCCTTCTGGTATTCTTCGTCTGGCGTACCCCCCAGTTTTTCAAAATATTTTTGGTAGGCTTCGGCCGCATCAAAATACTTAAGGCCAATATCTGCAAGCTGATCATAGGTTGCCCCGTTTGCAACCGCATTATCATAGAGGATCTTCATTGCTTCATATTGCTTTTGCAGATCGCCAAGCATGAAATCCTCTCCGCCATATTCAACAATTTTCTGATCCAGTTGCAACAGCGGTGAATAGTAGCTCGTTACGGCCTCCGACAGCGTTGAAAGCAATTCCTGAAAAGCAGGAACCACATTAGTCAGCACATCAGCCAGATCAGTAAACAGAGAAATCGTCTCCGTATAGCCAGCATCATCAAGAGATTGTTTGAGCTTATTCAAGATGCCCTCATACATTTCCTTAATGCTTTCTTCGTCTGGGCTTGTATCATCCTCCAGAAAATTGAAATCCCACTCAATCCCCTCAATGATCTGCCGGAAGGCATCCTGAATTTCCGGGTTGTCCTCAAAATCACCCATTGTCTTGTTGATCAAGTCTGCATAACCATCAAGAATACGAGTAATATCATCATCCAATGCCCGGTAAATAGGCACCATGGCCTCGTCAAAGTCACTGTCTGTGTGCTTACCCCAACCTTTCAAGTAGTTGCCAATATAGCCCGAGCCAACCTGACTTTCCTTTTCGTAGGCTGGGGTAAAGGAAAAAAATCCCTCTTCATCAAACCCACCACCCGGAGCTGTGACTTCCCAGTTGCTTTCCGGTTTTTTGCCCCCACCGATCAGGCCGCCAATCAGGCTCCCCAACAGGCCGCCCACAGCGGACCCAATCGGCCCCCAAATAGAGCCTATGGCTGCGCCCCCGGCTTGAAGCCACGTCTGAGGGCTTTTTAAGGCATCAGGACCACCAGTAATCAGAGACATCCCGAGAGATCCGATGCCGGAAAGTCCGGCCCCAAACCAGCCCGAACTCATCCCACCGAAGCCAACTTTGTCCCCTATGAAGGTTGCAAGGTCCTCTGAGACATGTTCTCCAATCCAATCTTCAAGGCCAATTTGGATGTTGCCCCAAGCCCCTCTTGAGAACAGCCCTCCGAGATCAGACAGCCCAAGACCACCTCCGCCCCCGCCCCCAGGCGTCATGCCCCCAAAGGACATACCAGGCAAGCCGAACATGCCACCGACACCACTGAGCATTGGCATAATAATCCTTTGCTGGGCTATTTTGGCAATAAAATCTCCTATGGATGACATCATAACGTCAAGCATGTCATCCCACATCTCGCCAATGCCCTTGAACTCTCCGCTGAAAAGACCCTTTAGGTTGTCCCCAATGACTCCCTCCAGATTAGAGACCATTTCTGAGGTGGATTTTACAATGGCGCTCTGTTCATAATCAAGAGATGCTTTTGCCTCTTCAACAGTGCCTACATAAAAGTCCCAGGACTTTTCAAGGTCGGTCATGTCCCGACCAACAGCGGAAGAATACAGATCCATTGCACTCATAGATGCATGGGTAGCTGTCCTGACTGCCTCTTTGTGTTTTTTTATCGCATTGTCAGTCTTTTTTACTGCCTTGGGGATGTCATCAGAAAAAGTTTGTACAAAGGCAGCCCCCGTCTGCTTCATGGCTCTTTCTGCATCAACTGCCAATTCATCAATTTTTGAGCTGGTATTATCGAGCTCTTTCTGGGCAGCCCAGGACACATCTTCAAAAAATTGGATCCCCTCTCCCAGCTTTTTGCTCCAGCTATCAAGCCCCAGCTTGTCTGTGAAGAATTTGGCAGCCTTGAAAACCTTAGCAAAGCCATCAACAATCCTCTTGACCCAAGTGGCAACACCTCTTTGAAGGCCTTGGAAAACCAGCATCCAGCCTTTGTAAATCATCTTGCCACCATTCAAGACTATCAAAAAAGCCCCGCCAACATTCCGAGCCCAAATCTGAAAGGAATTGTCTTTTTTGATCTCCTGTATGTTTTCCAAAAAGGATCCCAATTCCTTTTTCATCCAATCAAAGACCCCGCTGTCCATAACCGCATTGCGGAACAGGAACCAGGCATCCTTGACCATTGAAATCATGCCCGCCCAAGTAGTGCCCAAGGCATCAGCTGCGCCTTTGATTTTGCTTTCTGTGCTGTTGTAGTATTCAAACATGATGCGCTGTGTTTCTTCAGCAGAATACTTCACGCCCTGCTGAAAGCCCATCATAGCCAAAACACCCTTCTCCCGGAACATATCCGCAGAAGCAGCCCCGGCCGAATACATTCTAATGACCTGGCCTGTGACATCTTCAACAGACATCCCAGTAGCGGCTGCCAGGTCACCAATCATAGGCATCCATTGGTTGATTTCATCCACCCCGCCTTTCATGACAGCTGCCAAATTGGTGGCTGAGGCCATTATCTTGTCATATTCAAAGGGGACTTTGGAGGCATATTTCGCCATATCATTGAACAGGCGATTGCCTTCCTCTTGGGATTGGAGAAGGATATTCAGGCGAGTGCGGTAGCTCTCTGCGCTGCTGGCTGCGTCAATGAAAGAAGTAGCAACCATCTTGATGCCATAAGCTCCGCCCAATGCAGCCATGGAAGAGAACAGGCCGCTGGTGGCAGTTTTTGCTCCGCCTACCCCACGGACCATAACACCCATGGCTCCGGTGAGGTCTCCGGTTTGAAGCTTTAGCTTCGCAGCTTCTAGGCGTGTCATCTTGATGCTATGGGTGAGGGAGTCCATAGCAGCATCGGCTTTCTTTTCTGCTGTGGTGTTGAGCAGATTCTTTTCAAGCTTTGAAAATTGCTTTTCTGTTACCTTGCTTTCAACGCCAAGCTCTTTGAGGCTCCTGCGAAGAGCCTTGGAAGCAGCTTCAGCCTCAGAGGCATCAAGTTTTAGTTTTATTCCTGGCATGGATTTTCCTCAAAATTGGCAAGGCTGTTTTTTCAATAGCGACTATTCTTTCAAAGTCCTTCTGCGTAAAATCATAAGCCTCGCAAGTTGCCAGAATGTCCGATGCTGAAAGAGGATGAGGGAAAAGTCCTCCAACCAGGAGGACATCAAATTTCCTTAGTTTGCTCAAGAGCTGCCAGACCTTGATCAGTTCCTGGCTGTGGTGGCTGATGTCTGGCATGTCACAAGTTTCACAGGGTGGGCAGCCATCATAGGTCTCAGTGCACTCTTCGCAACTGGCTCCCTCAGGGTCAAGGTGCCACTCTACCCACCCAGTAAGTTTTTTAGCTCTTCAAGCTCCTCTTCCTCAATGCCCTGACCAAGCGCATCGGCTTCAGAAATGACTTTGTTGATCAATTCCGGGTTAAGCAAAAAGGCAATTTTCTTGTTGGCATCATTGCATTCAATTGGATCCCCATTTTCATCAGTCGCATCCCATGACTGGATAGTCTTCTGTACCTTTTCAATCCGGATAGCAAGCCAATCAGTCTCCGGCTCAGTCATCCTGGCCCCGAGCATCTTGGCTTTTTTGGTGTGCTTCTTTATGAGCTTGGACATCTCCTCCGGGGTCAAAGGATCAACCACGAAAACTCCCTTTTCGCCGTTGTGTTCAACCTCAACAGTGAATTCTTTTCTTTCCATCCGTAATTTCATAAGTGAACTCCCTTCACATTCCCCTGCCCCATCTCGGGACAGGGGAGATCAAAAGATCAAAAGAAACGCAAAATAGCGCTATCCTCTCCGCTTGTACCAAGGGCAGTCAAGCCCATCGAAAGGTCAAGGGTGGGCTTGCTTGAAGCCACAGCCGGAACATCCAGCTGGCTCTTGGGCAAAGTGATTTCAAACTGGCTGCCAGGTGTATCCCCAATGGTGACAACCACCTGATTGGTGACATTGTTGTAGCCCTTGCGGAACAGACCGAGGTCATCACTGCGGAAGAGCATGCTGATCGTTCCGGTGATGTTGCGGGTGTCTTCAACATAGTCTTCGGGGTAACCCGCCTCGGTGATTTCATCAACCTGATAAACAACCGGGGAGCCAATGGACAGATCAAGGCTCTTGATCTTGAAGGGGCTACCATCAAGATCCAAAACAGTCTTGCGGTTCTCAAGCGGAGAACCAACGATCGTTTGCAGGCTCTCAGGCAGGTAACCCTTGACTACGTCAATTGTAATGGTTTCCGGCATGGGATCAACCAGGGTGAGCGTGTTATTGACATAGTCAACCGAAGCGATCTTGTGACCATCACCATTGTTGTCATTGCTCCCAATCTGGATCAGGGCATCAGCAGTGAACTTGCTTGCGTCTTCAACCTCAATGGTATCAGAACCAACCACCGCATCAGCAGCCAGCATGTCTTCACCGGCCCACCCCATCCGCATAAAGCCACCGGAAAAGGTGATCAGAGAGCCACCCTTGTTGGTGATGTTGAGGGCCCCAGTGTCAGCACAAGCCCCAACTCCAAAAAAGACAGTGTGCGACTTTTTCACCCACAAAGTAAAACTAGGCTTTTCAATGCTCTGGCTGAATTCAACATCTGTCCCGGCATTGACTGCGACTTTGCCCATCAGCGATTGATAAAGCACCGGCCCAGCCGGCAAGTCTCCGGGAGTGCCAGAGGGACGCAGATACATGGGCACTGTAAAAGTCCCGGCTCCTACCTGATCCTGAAAGCGATCAATCACATCAAGACTATTGATAATCTCTTCAGAATTGGTATAGGTGGGCTGCTGGTTGATTTCAATTGCTCCTGCCCCAATGATAAACTCTTCAGGGGTCTGGGGGTAGGCGATCTGCCCCTTGCTGGTTTCCAGGCAGGCAAAGCCAACCTGTTCAATATAACGTCCTACACGATTTGCCATCTCAAACCTCCGTAATTACATAAAATGGTATAACAACTTGGTGTTGATATGCCACAGCATCCCGCTCAATCCCCAAATCCCTTGAGTAAGGCAAAATATCACCATCACAAACTACACCGCCAAGGTCTTTGTGCCAGAATAGCTCTTCCAATTCTCCGGCAAAATCAGCTCCTTGGAGAACACCGACATTTATTTCTGTGAAGATATTTATGATAATCACCCCAACCCGGCTGCCAACCCCTTTTATCTCAAGGGACTCAATTTCGCCCGGCTTGACGTAGCACTCAATATAAGGAATGGCATGGTCTTGCTGCGTGTTCGCAAATCGGATGGGGGTCTTTTGCCAGTTCGTTTCCAAATACTCTTCAACTATGGTGACAATGTCAGCAAAACTCATTCTATCACAAAGCCTCCCATTTTGCCTAAGTTTGTCTGTGTGATTTGTGATTTGAAATGAGCAGTAAATTCAGCCAAACTCAAGGCAACCATGCCCTCTGGGGCTTGTCGGGACCAGCCATCTTCAAGATAAGAAATATATTCAACATTGTTATAAATGATGATGGTGTCATCCTCTATGTGGAAATCAAGATCCATTCTGCCTGGTTCATTGCTTGATTCAACTTCACTAGTTGTGATGCCCCAGCCTCCCCTTGCTCGTCCTGTTTTGAAGGGAGTGCGCTTGGCAATCCGGCTATAGAGATCAAAAGCAGATTTTCTGACAATCTGCTCCCATTCCCCATCAACCAGATCGCTCAACTGACTGAGCTGATTCATAAATGCTTCCGCATTCGGAGCAACATCATCCAGCACTTATCCAGGCCTCATACATGAGCTTGACATTCCCCGGGTCAATGGGGAACAAATGGGTCATGTTGTATTCAAGCTGATCAATCACAACCCGCCAATTGGCAATATCAATCCCCTCAGGCAATCCCAAAGCAGGGAAAAACAGCACGTCCAATTGGATATTATCAGCAATGGTGTTGGCTGGGGTCGTGAGGTTGCGGTGTCTCTGACCCATGAAAGCACTTGACTTGTATTTCTTCAAGCCATAGGTCTGAAAATCTTCGTCCGGAGTTCCGCCCACCCACTGGTCGCTGTCTGGGTCCCAAATTCCCTTGCTGCCTTTTTTGCGCAAGGTGATGGGGAATCCCTCCTCCTTGAAATCAGCATAAACACCTTGGGCTTCAGCCAGCCAATTGGTTGCCATTATCCTCTCTCTGCTCTCACATTGTAGGTTCCGGAGGACCCACCGCCATCATAAA